GCGGGATCTTCAATGGAGGCTCTCGTTTCTCTTCTATACTCTTACCCGTTCATGCTATTGATCGGGCTCTTTTCTCTTTCTTTTTGTCTAAAGAGTTGTCTTCTCTTTCTGGTATGCGTGCGCATTGTGGTGTTGCTACTACTGTGTGTATTGCTGCCATTGCTTTCATTGCTGGATGTATGTCTACTAAACTTGTTACTCGTATGTATCATTCTGTTGCTGAAAAACTGGCCGCTCTCAATCCTTTTCCATCTGTTGATTCTTTGGAGAAGAGTGTTGAGACCTGGTTGAAGTCTATCGGTTCTGTATTTACTGCTATTGTGTCTTGTGTTTCTGCTTTTCATCTTACTCGTTGTTGTGAGTCTATTGCTGATTGGGTTGCTTTGATTGCTCTTTTTATGTCGAAGTCTGTTTCTAAACAGATTATTGACGCTTTCGTTGGTGCTTTTTCTGACTTTTATTCTGCTCATAGTTTGTCTGATAAACTTTCTAACTTTGTTCTTGTGTTGTTCTCTGTTCTTACTACTTTTATTCTTGGTAAGACCAAACCTGATGTCGCCCGTAATTTTATTGCGAGCATTGGTCTTATGGGTTTGAATGAGAAGATTAAAACCAATGCTCCTGATCTTGCTGAGACTTTTACTCGTTTGCTTCTTAAGTTCTTTATTTGGCTCCGTTGTGATTCTTTGAATGATTTTGGTTCTCGTGTTGAAGCTGAATTTCGTGGTTCTGATGAGTCTAAAGCGTTGGCTAAACTTTTACCAACGTATTATACTCAATTGTTGGAGGAAGTTGCTAAGTTTGAGGCCGGTTGTTATGCTCGCTGTAAATTTGCTGAACTTGATCGTATTTCTGATTTGTTGACTAATTTTCAGACGTCGCTTGGTAAAGCGATGGCTGGAAAACCTAATGAACGTGCACAGTACCTTGTTATGAAGATTGAATATAAAACTTTGTATACTCATTTCTTGACTCGCAAAGCTGAGCTCGCTTTATCAGAGCGAGTTGAGCCTACTGTTGTTTATTTGTGTGGTCCTGCCGGAATTGGCAAGACTTCTTTAAATGTTAAAATTCGTACTGCTATGGTTGATCGTTTGTTTCCGCATGATGAGCCGTCGTCGAGTGTTTATGTTCGTGAACCCACTTCCAAACATTGGAATGGGTATCGTGGTCAGCCTATTGTTGTTTATGATGATGCTTTTGTTCGTAGTCAAGATAAAACTCCTGTGACTGATGAAGCTGCTGAGCTTGTGAAATTGGTGTCTATCGAGGCGTGTCGTCTTGAGATGGCACATTTGAATGAGAAGAATGATGCTTTGTTTAATAGTGAACTTGTTTTGATGTCGTCTAATTGGCCATTTCCTCGTACTTCTGTTGATTCTGCTGCATTTCGTCGTCGTTTGCATCATTTTGTATATATTACACAAGAAACTGGAAGAGCTCCAGATTATGTTAATTATTCGCATTGTAAATTTTGGCGGTGGAATGGTTCTACTGCCCTTGCGCCGCCTGCGACTGTTGGACGGGGTCACTCCGCCCAACAGCCATTTCCTAGTACTACTCGTGAGTTTCGCCAGATGGATAATTTGTATCTTGCAAATTTTGATGAGATTAAACCTGATGCTTTGTTTGATTTGATTGAACGTTCGGTTCGCGAACGTCGTGCTGCTTTATCGTCTCGTGTTGATTCTGCTGCTTCTGTCTCTTCTGCTCGACCTTTTCGTGCTAATGCTGGTAGGAGGAAGAGGAGTGATCTTAATGCTACTTCTGTTGATGTTGTTGATGATTCGCCCCCGGATTCACCCCCTGTGGATCTCTTGGCTGGAGAGCTTGCAAAAGCTCTGGACTGCGTTAAACCTCTGGTTTATGCTGATTCATTCAATGATGTCGTTGTTTCTTCTGATTCTTCTACTTCTGCTGCCGCCGACTTTCAGTCTTCTTCTAATGCCCGTCCTGGGTTTTTCTATGGTATAACTGACAATTCTCGTACTGCTTTCCTTGACACTGTTCTTGGTCGTGAGTTCTCTGGTGTTGATAAGGATGGTGTTTTCCACCCTTTCACTCCAAAATCTCGTGATGCGTGGTCGCGTATGACGTATTATGAGAAGAGTATGTTCCTTACTCCTGAATTTTCTGACACTAACACTCCGTCTCTGATTTCTATGACTTATGATATTGATTGTGTTCTTAACATTGCTGCTCGTACTTATGATCGTGCTACTATTGATTTGTCTGTTCGTAATTATGTTAAACATGGTGCTATTGCTCAAGATATTCGTAAAGCTGATCATGATTTGCTTGTTCGTGCGTTGGCTCAGGGTTCTGCTGAGTTGCTCGAGATTGCCGCTGGCTTTGGTTATGAACCAAAGTTTCGTCGTTGTGTGCGTCCTACTTCTATCCCTGGTACTGATTTAAAATTTCCTGAACCGCCTACTGATGTTATTTCTAATGATTCATTGTGTGGTATTATGTGGTCTGATGGTACTCGTGGGTTTTATGCTGATTATGATGGGTCTTGTCTCTTTACTGGTTATGATGTTCCTGCTTCGTTTGATCATGGTCATGTTGTCGCTGCGCACGAGGATAAAAGTCATCCTTCTCGTGCTCGTGGAAAGAAGATAGCTGATTTGTTGTATAATGTTACTTTGATTCGTGGTATTTTAAATCATTCGCGTGATCGTTCTCGTTGTACCGAAGTTGGTACAACTGGTTGGTTGTATAAAACTGTTTGTACTGGTTGGCGTCATCTAACTCGTTTGGCTCGTGCTTTGTTTAATTCTGATGGTTTCTTTCTTGTTCTTGTTCAAGCTGCTGCCGTTGTTGTGTCTATTATTGTTTCTGTAGTTGTAGGTATGGTGTTTTCGTGGTTTTCCCGTCGCAAGCGTCGTTCTGCTCGTGGTAAGGTTGATGTCGATCGTATGTTGCGTGCTACTCATGAACAGGAATTATCTCGTGATGATGAAGGTCAGTATCGGAATAAAGAAGGTCGTCGTATGTTGTGGGACACTGATACTGACAAGTGGGAAGAGGTTGAATCAAAGGAAGATAATGACCATGCTTCGCGTCCTGCGCCCCAACAAAATCGGGGGCGTAATCGTGGAAAGTGGAATTTCCGTCCTCATGGTGGTTTCGATGAGGATACTTCTGAGATGAAACATCTTGACATGATTTCTGAGTCTATCGTCCATGCTAAAATATCAACTGGTTCTTTTTCTACTTCGTTGTATGGTATTTCGATTGGTGGTTCTGATGTTGTTTTTCCAGCTCATTTGTTTTCTGGTTATCGTGATTTGCAGTCGTGGAAGTTTGTTGTTAAATGTGATGATATTACTTTTGCTGAAGTTGTTAATTCTGACCAAGTATTGTTTGCTAATCAATTGAAAGGTGTGTCTGGATGGAATCTTGCTAATACTGATTTGGTTCGTGTACATTTTAAGAAAATGATTTCGCGTCGCCGTTTGATTCAACATTTTTGTCATGAGATTCATCGTCCTGGTTTTATATCTAATTTGAATGCCATGATTTTGGTTCCGCGTATGGAAGATGCTTTGCC